GCGCCCGCCCGATTCCTCGATCGATTCGGCGAACGCGCCGCGTTTGATTTTGTCGCCCTGTAGATCGATATTTCCGAATACCGCGGCGTGCCCTTCGAATTGCCCGGCTTCGGTCAGTTCCTTCGTGAATGCGAAGGAACACGCGATTACTTTGCGCTCAGTGTCAGGCATGCAGACTCCTGTGTTATACTATGTATATACAGCCGTGATATACGAGTGGGACGAAAGAAAGAATGACGCGAACTTAAGGAAGCACGGCATTCCTTTTGAGATCGCAACACAAGTGTTCGATGATCCGAATTGCATCATCGAGCAAAACTATGACGACCCCGAAACCGGAGAACCGCGCTGGCAAGCCATCGGCATTGCGCGAGAGCATCCGGCAATCCTGATGGTGATTCATGTCTACCGTACTGACGAATGGAAAACAATCGAAATCGACGAAGAGCCGGAAGAAGTCATCCGCATCCTATCCGCACGAGAGGCTGATTCGCGTGAAAGCCGAAGATATCGCAAAGTATAAACTTTCCAAACGCGACCGGGACGCGCTCAAGCGTATTGCCGACCAACAGGCCCGCGGTGACGATTCCGGCATCGATTACAGCGACATTCCGCCGCTCACGGACGAACAACTCTCCCGCATGATATCGCTGCGCGAATTCCGCAAACGCATTCCGGTCAGCGTACGGATTGATCCGCGCGTGATGGAATGGCTGAAATCGAAAGGGCCAGGACATCTGACCAGAATCAATGACATCCTGCTCAATTTGATGGAAGCCGAACAACGCCAAACTCCCAGACCGTAATCACGCCGCTCGCCGCGGCCGCACCGCCCGCTTTACCTCGAAGCTCAGAACGCAACGGCAATTGACCACAAGGCCCGCCGGCGCTCCCATAGATCCGTCCCCCGGATACTGCAACTGATACCCGCCGACCATAAACGCGGCGGCGAGCGATCGCCTTTGCCCGCTCGCCGCTCGGTGCGTGTCTCTCGCGTCCGGCCTTGCAATCCAGAATTTGTACATCGGCACGGCAACGGCTTCGGCCGCAATGAGCGATCCGAAATTCGCCGCCGCGTGCACCTCGGTCCGGGCGATCGTCATGGCGCGTTCCGGCGTGATCGACCGGCGGTGCTTGGTGATCCGGTCGGCGATCTGCTGGCGGCTTTCGCCCTTTTGAACGCCGATGCGGATCTGGTTCCCGATCTCATCGCGCGACGTCTGTGTAATGCCCTTGACGCGCTCCGCGCCGTTCATCCGAAGATGGCTGATCGCGGCCTGCATAAAGGGATCAGGCGGTTTCGCGGCTTTGAGCGGCTCAATCGCATCGCTCATGAACTCGCCCGCACGCGGAGTAACGGAAAGCCAGACGCGCTCGAGATACCGCGTCCATTCATCCTCCGATACCGCCTCGAGCGCCTCGGCTTCGTATCCCGTTTGCTCGTATGCCGCCGCCGCGCTCGCGCCTTCCCGTTCCAGGATCACCGCCGCCGGCCGCACCCATCGCGCGATCTCGCTTTCGATGAAGCGCGCGAATTGCGCGCCGAGGCGGGCGGTGGGCTTCGAGATGTCAGATTCCTGCTTGTCGGCTACGGCGATCATGCGTTATTGAAAACCACAATCATGCTAGGGAAAGGCGCGGAATTCTGATGGCCGCCAAACTTGAGCCGCCCGCGAATGAACCGGATCTCCGTTGCCTTCGGCAAGATGATTTCATGAAACCATCGGGTATCGGTGCGGGAAGGTATCAGATAGACGGCACAATCCGCTTCAGCGGCTCGCCTCAACCACGGCGCTATATCGTCATACGGCGGATTACAAAAAACGCGCTTGCCTTCCCATACCGAAAACAGTGGCCCAAGTCCGTCAATCGTTCCATCAATCGGGCAAGGATCAAAGTCAAACTGAAATTCACGATTTAACCCGGCGTAGATTTCGGTCGGCGTAGTCCATTCAACCGACTTACGCGACCAGACAACACGATTCATCGCGCGTTTTACTGCATCACCGCCTGCCCGACAACCTCGAACGTGAGCGCCTGACGCGACCGGTCGAACCAGTCGCCGCCGATTTCGAGCGCGAAGAACGTCAGCTCGTCGTGATCGGTCGGCCGATAGCTCACGAGCGCCACGCGTGTAACGCCCATATCGCGGAGATCCTGAACGTCGTCGAATTCGAGCAGATCGGGCATTTCGTCAATCGAGCGGATATCCTCGATGCGTCCCACGCAGACGCCGGGCGGGCCGGATATGCGGACGCGAGTGAACAGGCGGAGATTGCTTTCAGCGGTCAGCATTCAGCTTCCTCGTCTTGCGGTTGGATCTGAACCGAGGGATCTTGGAAGACCTTGAGCAATCGTTCGTCGGCGAGCGTCTCGAAATACAACACGGTTACATCCGGGTTGATATCGATCACGATTCGTTGACAGTTCGGCGGCACAAGCTCACGCTTGACGAGCGCTTCAATAAAATCCTTTGAGTGCTTGATGGGATACTTTGTCATCGGAACGCTCCGCAAGCACGCGCGATAATCGCCGCCGCGATAATCGCGCCGAGCGTCGCGATGTAGAGCCAGAACATGCGCGAGGCGTTGGTCATGCGTCCACCGGGAGGATCGTTATGGTCGCTTTGACTCTCCCGCTCCCATCGCAAGTCGAGCAAGGCTTCCCACGCGCGTTCTCGCCCCATTCGCAACGTCGCCGCGAACGTCGCCGCGAGATTCCGAAGGATAGCGCTCCACAGCCGGATTCTCTGGCATTCTTGCGATACCACGCGCACCAGCCGCATAATTCATGGCATTCCGGGCAATCCAGTGATACGATCCGCTCGTTTAGCTGACCGCTGATCGCTGACAGCTTCATTGCGGCTCCGCCTCACTCCCCTGCAACGGCAGGAAATTCGCGGGCGCATAGAAGGTATCGCCGCCCGCGACCGGATCGTATTCGAGATCCCGCCGCGCTTCGTTTTGCGTGATCAGCCCCGACGTCCAGAGCTTATGCACGCGCTCGGTCGCTTCCGCCCGCGCCGTCGCGATGGCATCGAAGGAATCCTTGTCGAACAGAAGCGGCGATTCGTTGTAGCCGGGCCGCTCGGTTTGCCCCAACGGCAGCGCGATGGCGCGGTTCCAGTCGGTGCGGAAGTGCTCGAGCAGCGGCACGACCGCTTCCATGTAGAGCGCCTTCCGTGCCTCTTGATAATTTGAATAAGTGGAAGCGGAGGTATCGCCGATCAACTGCGACGGCACGTGGAACACGCTCGCGATATCGCGTTTCGACATCGTTTGCTGCGATGTGAAATCGGCATCCTTCGGGCTGAATCCGATCTCGTGCCACTTCGCCGATTGCAGGAACAGCGCCTCGCCGCCATCGCGCGACCGCCGTAGCCGTTCTTTCAACTGCGCGATCTGCGTGTCGCTCCATTCCGACTCATCCGCCGCCTCGATCCAGCCGGGCGTGAAGCCCGATTGCATCGTGCGTTTCATGAGCGTCGCGGATTCGTTCTGGGCGTCGATATCGAGCAGCGCGGCCTCGAGCGGGCTCATGCCGTAGATCGGATCGAGCGGATTGAACAGTCGCGAGTGCAGCATGTCTGAAGGCGCGACCGGATACGGATTACCGCGCGCGTCGCGTACTTTCCACATCGTGACCTGCGGGCGCCGCGTGTCGGCGACGTCCGCCTGGTTCACGTTCGTCATCGCCGTCACGCGATCGGGCGACAGCAGATAAACGGAAACGGGTTTGCCCGCGCCGTTGCGCCCGATTTCGATGTAGGCGTTGCCCGAGAGCAGCAGGAACGACAGCCAGTACTCGATGAATTCCGGCCCGCCGCCTTTGACGAGCAGCCCGACGGATTCCTTCGATACCGAGCCGGGTTCCAGATCCCACTTCACCTGCTTGCCCGCGCCCGCGATCAGCGACACGCACGCATAAACGTCCGAGTTCGTCTGGTATCCGGTTCGCGCGAAGCCCGAGTAGTCGCGCGATGTCCAGATCGGAGCGCCGGGCGTGACGTAGCGGACCGTGATGCTCGGGCGGTTGCCCATGCCGTCGTTGATGATCGGCACGTCGGCTTGCTTGCGGCGGAAGATGTTGCGGAATTTATCGAGCACGAGGGGCATGAAACAGGCGAGATTACTCTACTTCTTAGCCTTGCGGGCCTTCAAAATCTTTACAGCCTTGGGTACCGTTAGGCTCTTATCCAACTCCATGATTTCGAGCACTTCTAACGCCTGCGGCAACGTGACATCGGGATGCGGCTCCATGACGGGCTTCACCCTTTGTATCGCTTCCTGGTTCGCATCGTCGGCGATTTCCACGCGCTTCCGTTTCTGTGCGGATATGTCACCGAAGGATTGCACGGTCGCCCACTTGGCATGATCGGAACGCTTGAAGACTTTAACGCCATCATGCGTCATGCACGGTAGATACTCAGCGAACGTGTACACGCCACCACCTTCTAATTCGAGTGTCAATTGCCCGGTAGGATGTGGACCCTTCCCTTTTAGAATGCGTTTGGCTGAGTCAAAAAAAGCATGCAGCAGCAGATCATCCTTGAGAACGTCTGCCCGATCGGCGTTCAGCTTATAACAGGCGAGTGCAACCTGGCCCGGTTCCAAATTATCATCAGGATTGCACTTGTCGATATATTCGCGCATCAATGCATCCACGGTTCGGCGTGGTTTAGCATTACGCTTTGGTTCAGGCATTGGCGCAGCGGCTGCCATAACGAATATTCCTTTCTCGTTCGAATTCGACTAACCAATCGATAGCCGATTGCAAACTCATGGCGCGGAGATCTTCACTCCAGCCGTACTTCTCAAATGTCGTGATCAAATCCGATGGGCGAAATCGCAGCATTTCGGATTGTGTCAGCTTGCGCATAGACGAGATGAGAGATAACGATTCATTCCGCCGCACTTGCTGTTCGGTGATAACACGGTCATCCGTTGCGGGTGCGCGTGAATCATCCTGCTGCGCTTGTTTCGCCACTTCCAGGATTTGCCGCATCCCCACATCGGGCGGTAGACTTCCTGTCGCTTTGTAATGGTCAATTGCGGCAATCGCTTTTTTCCTAGTGATTGCCTCGCCAGCTTCAGCCCGCCGTAATAGTTCTTGCCGCGCAGGTTCCGGAGTCTTGGGAGCCGCGATGAGATACAGTGCGGAAATATCGATTTCCAGACCTTCCAGACTTCCAAAATTTGGAAGTTGTACCTTCTCGAATACGTTGATGAACATGTACGCACTCGACTTCTTCCATCCGAATTCCCAGTCGATCCATTGCAGAAATCGGCCTTCCTCCTTTAACCGCTTGCGAGCTTCCGATAGATGAAGACCCATCAGATGAATGCTCATCGCGGTGTTGCGTCCGAGATCACGTATGCTCTTCGCGTGGATTCGCAGATATCCCGCAGTATCAGGATCGAGCGACTCATAGTCGAACCCCGTCTGCTTAGAAACCTCAACGGCCTGTCTTATCGCCATCACACCCGATGAGTCCGGTATAGTGTGGTCATGACCCGCCGCACGCTCATCGCCCTGCCGCTCGCGGCGTTGATACCCGCGAAAGATCCGCACATGGAGTTTTACGACCGAATGGAACGCGACCTCGCCGAATGGAAAGAATACTGCCGCATCGAAAACGAAAAGGACCGGGCCACGTTGCGCGAATGGCAGCGCGAACAAGACGAATGGGACGCCGAAATAGAGCGCGACTTCGCGCCGGGTGGCCCAGGTGAAGCATGGCTCGAAAGAATGATGGCGGACATGCGGGCCGGAAAGTTCACCGAGTGGGAGCAGGCGAAACGGGAACTGGGCATCTGATCGCCATAGAAACCCCGACCGCTCCTCTTATCGCCGGTTCCCCCGATGATTCCTCGCCTGGCCTGGTCATCACCCACATCGCGAACAGCGCGAAGGCGACGGCGAGGATGAGAACGACCATACGAACGGGATCCGCCTGCGGCTTATCGATCATGCGGTGCTGGCTTGGCATGCCACTTGCTAGACTAATACCGAACTATGCCACTGACCGACGACGATAAACGATGGATCGACGAGCGCCTGGAACGCCTGGAAACCAAGCTGTTGACGGCGTTCCACAAATGGTCATCGCCCACCGATATGCGCCTGCGCAGTCATTCGGGCTCGATCGCAGCGCTTGAATTGGAAATGCGAGATCTCCAGGATCGCGTCAAGAAATTGGAATATCCGCCCACTTCGTAGAAACCAGACGGCCTGTCTTATCGCCATCACACCTGATGATTTCGGCATGGTCTGGTCATAGCTTCGACAGATTCACCAGCTCGACCATGTAGCCCTGGAACTTCCCCTCGGGCGCCGGAATCAGCTTCGTATCGCCCGCGTGCACCTTGCCCGTCGTATTCGCCTCGGCGCAGAGCTGCACCGTGCCCGACGTACCGGGACCGTGAGTACGCACATGCGCCCACTTGAAATCGGCGATCGTATTCGACGCCGGATTGTAGACCGGATGCCCGAGATTCGCGCTCAGCGCGGCGTTCAGGTCCTCAAGCAGCGGGTACAGTTCCTCGAGCGGCCAGCGCGATTCGCCGGCGCCCAGGTCGGGAAAGATCTTCTCGAGCGATGCGTCGCTCATTTCAACGGGTAGCGGATCGAGCATGAAATCACCTCACGAGTAACGTCAACATCCATGCGGCCAGACCGAGCGCGACCAGATTAACGCGCGGTACCGCGACGCCGAATGCGCCGAGAACGAAGCACACGAAAGCGAGAATCAGCATCACGAAATTAAACGCGGGCGCCATATCAACCTCGAGTCTCTTCCTCGGAACCGTCCGGCCCCTCGGCTTCGTCTTCCTTCGCCACGCGGATCAGCCGCGCAATGCCGTCGGCGATCAACTCTCGCGCCAGCTTCGCGTCGACCGCGGCGTACTCGCCTTCCTTGCGATGGCGGCCGCCCGGCTCGGTGTACGCCTGGTTGAAGATGACGATTACGTCAGGCATTGACCAGACCTGGCCGGATTCATCCGCGCAAACGCCGGCGTCACTGTACACCGGCGTCATGCGCGGCTCAACGCGAGCATATTCGCCCTGGCTTGCGATAGCAATCTGATTCGGACGGTTATGCCCGCGCGAAACTATTTTTTCGGTCCAGCCGTCGGCGGTTCCGGCGGAATATCGACCAGCGCCGCATGCCATCCGCTGCGCGCGGTATAGACGGCGACAAACGCCTTGTTGACCGGGATCGTCCCGCCGCCGCCCGGCGGATTCGGCCAGATGCCCGGCGGATAATAAATCGGCGGCGTCGCGATTCCCGCCGGCGGGCCAGGCAGCGCGATCGGCGGCATGATGATCCCGCCGCCCGGGAGATGAATCGGCGGCGTCACTTCGTTCGGCGGCTTGGGCGGACCAGGCCAGATTTCAGGCGGAAGCGCGATCGGCAGCGCCGGACTCCCGCCGCCTGGCGGATGCGGCCAGACGCCGGGCGGGTACTGGATCGGCGGCGTTGCTTCGCCGCCCGATTGAATCGGCACGATGTATGCGAGCATTGATTTCTCCTTTGAAGGAATTCTGAATTGCGGAGTTTTAATTGCGGATGAATGCAGGACTACAGACTGAATACCTTGCCTTGCCCCACCGAACCGGGCCGCGCCGCGCCAAGCCCCACCCAACCAGGCCGAACCAAACGACGCCTAACCGCCCCAATCCAAACCACGGCCCGCCCCACCAAA